AGCACGCGGCTGCCAGCCGATACCCGTGCTGCCGCGGCCCTGCTGTGGCGTGAGCCCGCGGCCCATAAAGCTCTCCTGCCCAGTGCCCAGGTCGAGCCCGCCCGAGTCGCCTAGCTCACTTGCCGTTGGGGTGATGCCGACGTCCAGCGTGCTGCCAACCCGCGGGTCGACGACCGACGTCGCGCCACTTGCCTGGGTGATCTTGGTCGGCGGTTGCGCTGTGCCGCTGAGGCGGGGGTCTTGCCCCGGCACGCCCGCGAGCCCGGCGGCCAACTCGCCGCCGAATTGGGTCGGCTGGCCGCTCGTGTCGAGGCCGGTGACTGGCACGCCTGTGCTGGCGATGCTCGGATCGTTCTCGGTGCCGGCCTCGCCTGGCGCTAGCAGCGGCTGCGGGTTGATCTGGATCGCCTGGCCAGGGGTGACCTGTACTGCGCCAGGCGTGGTGCTTGCCTGGGCGGTGGTCGTTGGCTGAGTAGAGGCTGTGCTCTGGTCTTTGTTGATTGGCTGCTGCTGACCGCCCGAGTCCAGCGTCGCGAGGAAGTCGTTGATCTGCTTGGCGGTTGCTTGAGACTCGGGGTCGACGGGACCACCGCTGAAGTGCTGGGTGCCGGTCGTGTAGCCGATGTCCAGGTTGCCGCCGGGCGGGATGTACACGTCACTGGTGCCGATGAACTGCGGCGACGGGTGCAGCAGGTCGTGCGCGGCGATAGCCAGCTTGGAACGAGCGTCCTCGTTGCTGATGTTGCCGGTGATCAGGTCCTGCTGGAGCTTGGCGGTGTTGGCCTTGGTCTGCTCGAGCGTGGCCTGCGCCTGTGGCGCGAACGTCGGGTCATTGGCGAGGTCGATGTGGTTGGTGGGGTTCTGCGGGTCGTAGGCGATCGTGCGCCCGCCCGAGGTGGTGACCGACCAGTTGTTGGGCGCGCTGTACGCGACCGTGGCCTGCCCGGTATCCGGGTCAACCTTGACCAGCTGATTGCCGACCGTGAAGACGCCGTTGAGCGGGTCCGCGGGGGTCAACGGGAAGGCGTCGCCGCTCTCAGTATTGAGGGCGTATGTGGTGCCGTCCTTGCCGACGAAGGTGGTGTACGGCTTGTCGGTGGCCAACCCCGCCTGGGCGCGCAGTGCCTCGGTCGCCAGCGCCTGGCTGCCGGTGGATGTACCGCCCGTCGTGGGGCCGAGGTCGTTGCGGCTGACTTCCTTCCCGCTCGAGTCGGTCGTGATCTGTACGCGGTGCGGTTGGCCATCGTCGCCGATCAATGTCTGGGTCGTCGTCGTGTTCTTTGGAGTCGACGAGCCAGCGCTGGTGCTTTCGGTCGGCCCGAGATCGTTGCGTTGGACGATGTTGCCGCCCGCATCGGTGGTGATCTGGACGCGGTGTGGTTTCCCGTCCTCGCCGACAAGCGTCTGGACGGAGGTCGTGTTTTTCGGCGCCGTGACCGGCTTCAGGTTGACGCCCTGCGACATCGCCTGCGACTGTGCCGCGGTGGCCTTCACGAGGTGTTGTGTGGGGGGGATGCCGCTGTACTGGATCGAGCCAACGTAGATGTACGTGTTCTCGTCGCCGTCCTTGACCCAGCGCAGTTCTGTCGGGTGACCCTGCTTGTCGTTCGGGTTGCCCTCCGGGTGCCAGCCACTCGGCGCTGGCGCGGTCGGATCGGCGGCTGCCCCCGCCTGCGCGGCGAGCTTGGCGGTCGGGACGTCGTCGGAGGTGACACCCAGATCGGCGGTCCCCTGCGACTGCCCTGCAGCACCGCTGGTGTCGGTAGGTTGATCGCTGGCGGTGCCGCCTGATGTGTCGGTGCTCGCAGCGGCTCCTGACTGGCTGACATCGGGCAGCTGGTTCGATTCGATGTCGTCGAGTACCGCCTGCTCGTCGGGCGTCAGCGGTTGCCCGCTGTTGGCTTTCTGCAGGACCTGCAGCTGCTGGTCCGTCAGATCCTGCCCTGTGCCCATGCCCCAGCCGCGGGTGTTGCCGAACATCGAGCCGCGCGTGTTGAAGCCTGCCTGCCCTGGGCCGCTCGGTGCGGTGCGCGGGCCGGGGCCGGTGCCGTACGGACTGGGGCGACTGGGCGGCGAGCCCGGGGTGTAGGTGCCCGAGGCCATCGAGGCTGGGGCCGCGTAGCGCCCGACCATCTGCTCCTGGCCGGGCGCTAGCGGTGTGGCCCCACCCACTACGTTCGAGCGCGGGGGCGTGTCGGCGCCCATGCCCATGCCCTGGGAGAAGCCACTGCCCGCGCCGAGGCTGTCGTGGGGCAGCAGCGAGTAGTTCAGTTCATTCACCGGGGCCATCTGCCCGGGTGGATGGATCTGGTTGGTTTTCGGCGTGTAGTTGATGGCATTCAGGGGCGCCGTCGTGCCGGGCGGGCTGGCCAGGATGTGCGGAGGCCGAGCGCCTGTGGCGCCGGGTCCACCAGCAGCTGCCAGCAGCCGCGAACGCGGGCGCTGGTTTGCTGACCAGTTGGTGCTCGTCGGCGGCGCCCACCCAGGCATCAGCGTTCCTCGAGCCGCCGTCGCATGTGGCGGTTCACCCGCGCGATTGGTTGCCCACTACGACCATCCAGGAGTTCGACGGGACCGAAGTCCTCTGGACCGATGGCGTCCATGCGCTCGATGATCGGCTCCGGCGCAGCCGAGCCCACCAGGTGCTTCGCTGCGAAATCGGCGGTGCCAGGTTGATGATCACGGAACAGGAACTTGAGGCCGACGTCATTGGCTGGAGTGCGTACCGGACCGTTGACGGCCGCGTGAATATCCGCCTCAGGCGGCGCGTGATAGCTGTCATGAGTGGCCTGCCTCAGCGGGCTATTGTCGGGCGTGGTGTGCATCCAGGTACTCCCTGATCACGTCAGCGCTCTGCTGGTCGAGGGGAATGTCGCCGTTCACGACGCCCGCCAGGTACGCCTCCATCCGGGCTCGCTGTGTCGTCGGGCTGATCTTCTTCCTGCCGATCGGCAGCTGGTTCTTGTCGTCGTGGCTGATGATCTCCAGCCCCCGCGGAACCTCGGTCATAAGCTTGCGCATGTTGGCGGGCATCTTCTTCCTCCAGCATGAACAGGTCACCGCCGGTCTTGTCGGCGACCTTCACATCCAGCGCGCGCGCCAGGCTCACCAGCGGCAGCACCAGTTCGGATGGCACCTTGAAGCTGATGACCGTGTCCCAGTCTGGCGCGGCCTCGACGGCGACAACGTAGGTGTCGTTGCGCCCGACGTACAGCGCCACGCGGCGGCTGCTCGTCGGCTGCACATCAAGGATGGTCGCGGTCGGTGATGGGCGGTGCATGACCGCCGTGGCGCTCACCGGCTCGTCGTGGATGGGTGGCGGCTCAGGCGTCCACTCGTGGTCGTACGGACGTCCCGGAAAATGATCCTCGCCGCACTGGTAACAGGGCGGCTTGGGGATACGCGCGCGGTAGGCTGCCGAGCCCGGCACCATGGCCAGGTCGTGCAGGTCGACGCTGCCGCCGACAGTCTCCACCGCGTGGTTACCAGCTGGACGGATGTCTTGCTGGCCACTTCCCATCTCCGCTCCGGGCGCGTTGAGTCCGTTGCGCATCGCGCGGAACATCTCGAGTGCGTCGCTCATGGCTTAGCCCACCGGTCGTTGCTGTCCACGTTGACCTCCTCCTGTCGCAGCTGACGGTCGACCGCCACTCCTCGAGCCGCCACCTCGCGGCTGCGCGGTGTGCGCCATGGCGTCGCCGGCTGTCGGTGGCGCGGCGGCCTGGCCGCCCTTGGGCAGACCAGGTGGCTGCTGGGTGCCGCCGCCGGGTGCCATCGGCGAGTGCTGCGCCTGCTGCTGCTCGAGCAGCTTCTGGCTCAGAGCGATGAAGCGCTCGCTGTCCTCGCCGAACCAGTTCTTGATGCGCTCCAGGCCAACCTGCTCGATGACGAATGGCAGCCCGTCGACTGCCTCGCGCACCAGTTCGTCGAGCCACTCCTGTGGGTTGTCGGTCGCGCCCGACAACTCGATCGACGTCCGGTGCGGCATCCACTTGTTAGTCTGGAGAGCCTGGAGGGCCTTCCACTGTTCGAGTATCGCTGGGTCAAGACGCCGTCCGAGGGAGACTTCCCACCCGTCCCAGTAACCGTCGACATCTTCGGGCTTGATGCTCACCTCCCCCAGGTCTTCACCATTACGGTCTTTGCCGGGGACGGGCAGGACGAGACGGTCCTGCAAGCACACTTCCAGTTCCATGGTTGCGAGTTCCAGGGCCCGCGTTATGGCTCGGACCAGGCTGTCCTTGGCGCTTTCAATCTTCAGTGTCCGCATCGACTGAATCGCCCACAGTTGCTGGGCCGAACGCGTGCCCTCTGCCGAACGGGGGCCCTGTGCGACACCGTTGCGCTGGATGTACTGATCGACCACGCTTGTCGTCTGGAGCAGTTCGTCGGGTACGGGCTTGCCTTCCAGCATGGTCAGGTACTCCCCAATCCGCTGGTCGATCGGGATGTACTGGCCGGGGCGGATCTGGAGTTCGCGGCCATCTTTCGTCCAACCCAGGTAAGTGCGCCACGCGTTGATGGCCAGCATCCACACCTGCATAGTGAGGACGTTTGACTCGATCGGGTACAGCCCCGCGGCGTTGGTGAGCATGCCGCGGTAGCGGCGCTCCATGTCGTCGAACGTCAACTCCCGGAACGGCACGATGACGTACGGCATCTCGGGGTAGCCGTGCTCGGCGATGCCGCGGTACGGCCCATTGCCGCCGACATCGAACAGCGGCTGGTCGTCCAGGATCAGGCAGCGGTAGCGACCGATCCAGACGTCGTCGACCCACACCAGTTCGTCGGGCAGCCGACCGCGCAGGATGTAGGCGGTGTCCGCGTATCGTTCGAAGGCGTGCATCGCTTCGGTCTTGCTGGTCTGGTAGTGCTCGACGACCACCAGCAGTTCACCGTCGTCTGCCTCCCGCCAACGTACAACTCGCGGGTCTCGCCGCTGGAAGACGATCGGGTTTTTGCGACGGTGGCGTACTTCCCAGACTTCCTCTGGATCTGCCTCCTCCCAGGCCTCGAGCCGACCTTCGTACGTCTCGTCACTTTCGCCCTCCTCCTGCTCGGGCATTGGTCCGCGGACTTCGAGGCCTTCGGGCTTGTTCGGCCAGAGAGTGCGGTCGACCATGATGCGGAAGACGCCGACGCGACGAATGACCATGTCGGTCGGGACCTGGCGTAGCACGTCCTTCTGTTTGCGCCAGCTGTGCAGCAGCGCCTTGCCAAAGCGCGTCAGCTTGTCGGCCTGGACACGGTACTTCTGCCGTGCTCGGGCGGGTCGGACACGCACGGAAATGTCTGGAGGTACCAGGCTATCGATGGCGGCGTCGGCGTCCGCTGGAGCCGAACCGGTCTTGACCGCCAGCCGGCCACCGGGTGATTCAACGTCGAAGCTCTGGAAGTACAGGTCTTCCTCGTCCTCCATTGACTCATCGAGATTCCCCCACTCGCTGACCAGGTGGTCACGCCAGTAGACGACCTCCTCGTAGGTCGGTCGGTCGTCGATCTCATCTCTGTACGCCGAGGTGGTGGCCTGCTCGTCGTCGGTGGTCATCGCACCCTACCGTGAAGGGCGGGGTGGCGGGCCCCTGTCCTACTACTGTCGTCGGCAATCGTGCGGGGTTGCCGTTGCATCACCGGCCAGCCACCTCCAGGTAGCTCTGAGGTTCGTAGGGACTTCGGTTGTGGAAGGTGCGGATGTGCTCCACGAACATCCGCGTGCGCGACAGTGGCGCGCGCATCTGCAGTTCGGGCCGCGCGGTGGGACGCGTGACGTCGACCTCGCCGTCATCCTCGAGCGGCTCGATGTGCGTCTCGAGGTACGAGTAGCTGGCCGCCTCGGGCTCCCCCTCGAAGCGCTTCTTGCCCCACACGTAGTAGCCCCAGGCGTCCATCGAGTGGTTCATCCAGTCGCGCGGCTTCTCCTGGTAGTTCTGGTTCAGCCGTCGGCGCTTCGGGTAGGTGTACGTCTTGAACTCGTTGATGGTGTTGACGCAGCCGCGGTCGACGCGGACGCGCGAGCAGCTGCGCAGGTACTGCAGCGTCTGGCCGGTCAGGTGCTCGTCGTTCAGCCCCTCCTCGACCTCGATCGTGAGCGCGCGCTGCTCCTCGGCATTCATCTCGCTGTCGGAGTCGGGCTCGCGGCCCATCTGCTCGAGCACCAGGTTCACGCGGTGGCGGTAGAAGCGATAGAACCTGACGGGGTCGCGCAGCAGGTTGCGCATGAATGGGATGCGCTCCCAGACCTGCGGCTTGTGCTCGATGTAGTAGGCGGGGAATCCCATGCGCTGCCAGCGGCGCATCTCTTCGGGCTGGGCAGAATCGCAGATCATGTCGCTGATGCCCAGGACGTCCCACTGTGGCAGCAGGTCGGTCTCGCTCGAGGTCTGCGTCGCGTTGATCCACGGGCGGCTGGCCAGGATCTCGCCGATCTCTTCGGTGGAGCGGTGGCTCTCGTAGATTTCGTCGAAGATGACGACCATGTCGGTGTATTCCTGGATGGCCACGATCGCGTACGGGTTGCTGCCGCCCGACGGGTCGCATGCCAGAATGACCGGCAGGTCGGGGTTGTACTCGACGTCGGTCACATGCACTTTTTCTTTGAACTCGGGGAAGACACGTTCGCGTGCGCTAGCGGGTATCCCGCCGAACTGTTCGAGGAATTCGTGCGGTTCCATCTCCTTGCGTGCCTGAACCAGGGCCTCGGTTTCCCTGCCCTTGGGAAAGGCATAGAAGTTGATGTCGTAGCTGGCATCCTGGAACAACTCCCAGGCCGAATCGCCGCCATGCGCGACCATGTCGGCGCGGGCGTCAATCGCCTTTGCGTGGAAGAAATCCCCTTCACCCTCCCAGGAGGAGATGAGCAGCGCCTGACCATTGCGATCAGTGAGCGGTGGCAGGATCGCTCGTGCCCACGCCTCGGGGTAGATCTGCGCCGCCTCGTCGATGATGGCGAGGTCAATCGCCGCGCCAGCTGCTGACCAGATGTTCTCGAGGCTGATGCCCTCGAGCCGCGCGCCGTTGTCGAGGATGCACAGCTTCTCCTGCGTCGTGTCGCGCGTCACCGTTGTCTTGAGGCCCAGGTCGCGCACGACCTCCATCACCTTGTCGAAGGCGCGCGAGACCAGCTTCATGGTCGGCGCCGCCAGCCAGATCCACGACCGCGGGCGCAGCTTGGCCACGCCGATGGCTTCCATGGCGGCCTCGGTCGTCTTGCCGCCGCGGCGTCCCCAGGCGGCGATGCGGAAGCGTGCCCGCGAACGAGCCAGCGCCTGTTGCCCTGTCCAGCGTCCTTCGATGCCCTGCTCGGCCCAGGTCTCGGTCTCGTCCTGCAGCGCGTGGTACTCGCGCAGGCGGCGATCGGGCTGCTCGATGTCGCCGACCCAGCGCACGCGGTGGAGTAGCTCGCGCTGCGCGTCCTCGTCGTCGGGCACGTATAGCCCATGCGGGCGGAAGTTCAGTTCGCGGAAGGCTTCCAGCCGCTCCTCGGGCGTGACGGGGTTGAACGGAACCAGCCGCGCAGCTGCTCGGTCTTCCCACTGC